CCAAATATGCAGGGATATTAGTTCCAGTAAATTCCATGTAGAATCTATTGGCTAATTTCGGTTCCCATTGTTTGTAAAAAATTTCGTTGTATGTTAAAACGTTTGGCATTTTATTCTATTTGTTTATTTATTTTATATAAATATTTGTTTTTTAAATTTATCCTTCAAAAGCTGCACCAGTTGGTAAAATGTTGAAATCAATTTGAATGAATTCAGCAGTTTTAGTTGGTTGTAAGTAAATAGCTCCTTTCATAATGTTTCTATCAACTACATCTGGTGTATTATTACTTTCATCCATTACAACTCTAAAAGCGTATAAACCTTGGTTTTGTTGAATACCTGTTAAGTAAGGATTAACAATGTTTAAAAATGCTTGTCTTGTAGTAGATGTATTTTGTTCAAATACTAAGTATCTTGAAGTAGATGCGATATACTTTCTAACAGTCAATAATAATCTTCTTACATTGATTCTATCTAATGCAGATGGTTTATCTTGTAACGTTTTTTGGCCAAATACTACTGGACTTCCAACACCTGGAAATATTACAATTGGATTTACTTTACCTTCATATAATGTATCTCTTTCCGATTGAGTCAATCTATTTAACACACCAACTGCTCCCGTTAAACCACCTCTGTTCAAACCTGCTGGTGCGAACCATTCTGCTGCTACTCTATCGTTTGCTGCAAATACACCTGGAAGTAATACTGATGGTGGAACTGAAATTAATTTGTTTGTGTTAACATCAATTGTTTTAATCCAAGGATAATAAGTTGCTACCATATTTGAATCGATATCATTTGCCTGACTTGTTACTTGTATAATTGAATCGTTTACTGAAGTTGAATCCATAATATAGAAACAATCATCTCTTTGTTCAACCATGTCTAATACTGAAGTTACTACTGACGGATGTAATCTTCTGATTACACCTGGAGTTACAACCATATTGATATCAAATTCGTCAGCGTTAGATAATGCAGATATGTGTTTAGCGTATGCTACTGAACCACTTTTTAAAGATGTTGATAAATCAAATCCTTGTGAATTAGTTGCAGTTATATTTGTTCCAGTATAAATTGGAGTTGCCGGTGACATACCATCAAAACCTTCTTGAAATGCTACAACAAATTGTGCAGCTGCATCACCTACTGATAATGTACCACCATTTGATGCATCTAAACCAAATACTGAATTAGAACCTACACCTGCTCCTGTTGGAATTGGTTTTAAATAGATTGAGTTATCTGTGTTACCATCTAAATCAATACCACCATATTGTGTTGCTGATGCAGTTAGGAATGATACTGCTGGTATTTTTGAACCAATTGCTACAGATGCAGATACCGGTAACGTATAAGCCAAATGTCCAAAAGGTACTGCTTGTACCGGTGCTGTTGTTTCTGGCATTACAACTCTAACATATTTAGAATTATTTATCCAATCACCAGTTTCGGTTATTTTACCTAAAGAATTAATTGATAATTTTCTATCACCAATTACTCTTGCGATGTAGTTAGGAGAATTTGGGTCTAAGTTTACATTTGAATAAGTTTCTAATACAATTTTTTTCTTATTAGTATCAGCGTAATCTCTTACTGTAATTGTAAATGTACCATAATCTGTTCCGTTTACTGAACCAGCTGCTTTTATATTTGAAATACCTATTTTTACTTTTGTATTTGCAGAATTACCAACACCCAATGTTTCAAATTTAAATAAATCTTCTCTTAAACCACTAATTGTTTGTGATTTAATCATTGGAGTTAAAGCTTCTTGTGCATCAAATGTAAATAATTGATTTCCCAATACATTTACAGATGCAGATGCATGTGAATCAAAGTTTATACCACTATTTTTGAAATACCCATATACATATGCATCTTTAGTACCAAATACAGAATTTCCAAATACAGATTCAACATCATTTACATCACTTGATTTTAAAGATGATGCTCCTAAAGTTGATAAAGTAAAATCACCATTACCATCGGAATCTGTCAATGTTTCACCAACAAATCCACCATTTGAACCAGTAGATGTATTAAATAAAATTGCTGCAGTTGAACCAGATACATCATATGTGATATTAAATGAACCGGTTGCTTGATAATTTGTTGCCGTTACCGATTGAGATACATATACTGCAGTCGGTGCAACCGTCAATCCACTTCCCTTTTGAGTAATGGTAATTGCAGTAATCTGACCAGATGAAATTGTTACCGATGCAGTTGGTGCGGTTGCAAATGTACCACCTATAAATTGAATAGGTGCAGTTCCTGAATTTGTTCCTGTCGATGAAGTGTAATTTGTAAGAGTTGATGATGATACTAATGTATCAATTTGTCCTAAGTTAAGTGCACTTATTAATAAAGGAGCTGTTTCGGTATATCCACCAATACCTGCTACTCTACAAATAGTTGCAGTTCCTGCTTCTCTTAAGTAATTTTGTACTGCCAATGGAGTATAATACGTTCCATCAGCTGCTCCAAATAACTGAGTAAACTCAGCTTGTGAATTTACGATTGTTGGAACTACTGGGCCTTCTAAGAAAGGGCCGATGAATGCTGCTCCAATGTCAGCCACACCTTGTTGTAAGAACGATAGGTCATTTTCTCTAGTGAATACTCCAGGAGATACTATTTTTTCTGCCATGTTATGTTTAATTTATAAAGTTAGTTTATATCTTATATAAATATAATCTTTTATCTCAAAACAACAAAACCTTATTTGTATGTTGGTGAGAAATAATCATATACTTGTCCTACTGATGTTGCCGATTGTAATGTATTGTAGAATAATACAGGTCCAATTTGTCCGTTCCAGAATGTTGTTCTTGCACTATTACTACCAATTGTTAAGAAGTTTGTAGATGATGGTGCCGTAAATGCATTTGCGGTAAATGTTCCTACTGATGTTTTATCTACATAAATTGTTACAGTTCCTGATGGTTGGAATGTTGCTGAAATCATATACCATACATTTGCAGATAATGAAGTCGTTAATTGTGCACTATTACCTAATGTACTACCATAGAATTTTACTCTATTTAAAGTAGAACTATCTGATGATTCAATTGCTAAACCATAAAAACCTGCGTAGTCAAAAATATGTCTTGATGCAACACCTAATGTTGTTGTAGGTCTTACCCACATATGAATTGTACCGGTATTAGTATTAAATTGAGATAAACCACCATTAATATTTGTGGTAGTATCTTTATACCAGAATTGATTTGTACCATTTCCTGCCCAATATTTTTCTTTTCTAGTCAAACCATTATTATATGATGGGTTACCACCTGTAATACCTGCTGCATTTGTAACACCAGCTGGTCTAACACCCGTTCCATATCCACTTAAATCTAACCAATCCGTTGTTGCTGTACCATTTGTTGATGATGCCTTAGATGGGTCGGTATATAATCTTAATCCACTTGCAGGAATCGATGGTTGAGTTGTTGTACCTTTATTATGTGAAATTAAACCATTTGAAATATATACATCGGCATTTTCCACATTTACAGTTACAATCTCAACATCTGCTTTTACAATTTCAATATTAGTAACTTCCACTTCAGTTTCATCTTGCATTACCAATCTATCTCCAGGCAATATATCACCTACATTCTTAAATTTATATTTTGAAATCTCATTATCCCAAACATATAGAGGGTGAGTTTCAGTTGATTTTATTAAACCATCATTTAAAGAAAAATATCCTTCTGCAAAGTTAAAAGTTAAATCACTAACTGTTACGTTTTGTGCTGAACCTGATAAAGTTTCTGAATGATAAAATCTCCATTCAACTTGGTCACTCTCCGGGTCTTGTGATTCATCTGGTAAGCCTGCTGGCACCCAAGATTTAATTTCATCACCAACGTTCAAATCTTCAACATTTACCATTGTACCATTTGCCAATTCTATTTGTGTACCAAATAATAAACAAAAATCTGGTTGGTTAATTGTATTATAAACATCTACTGCGTATAAAATTTTGGTACTTGCAACACCATAGTTACTTGCAGCTAAATTAAAACCATCTGCATATCCCATTGTCAATGTAGATTGTGCTTCGGAATAGTTAGATGCATTAATTGCTGCAGGAGTAATTGGAAAAGTTGGATATGTTCCCAAAGTTGCTGCACCTACTGTAAAGTTTGCATTATTAAAAGAACAAGTAAAGTTATTTGTTTGTGTTGCCACTTTGGTAGCTACAAATGAACCTGATGTTCCAAATGAAAAGAATGCGTTTTCGCTTGTACTTTCTACAATATATGTAAAAGTTGGTGGAGTTACTGTTACGGAATCAAATGAAAATCCCTGCATATTTGTGTTGGATATGCCTCCATTTAATCCACCTAAAGAAACAGCACCGGTTCTCACCGAACCACTAACTGCTCTAAATAAATTTCCTAATGATAAATTTGTTCTTGCCATAATATTGTTGTTATATGTTATAAATATTTAAAAGTTTTTGTTTCCACATTTCTTTATTAGAAAAATTGGTTATCATCCAATTTTTTAATTTATTGAATTCTGTTTTAC